TAGCATTTTATTTAATTCTTTAATATAAATTTTTAATACATTTATTGGATTATTTGGAGGCCAATAATAACGTTCATAACTTTCTTGTAATAATCTACTTGCTACTTCTTGTGGATACTTAGGCACATTAGGGTGACTTTTTCGATAGGCATCTATTTTTTGTATTATATTTTCAATAACAATAATCAGTGAATAAGTAAAAATTACATTTACACTAAAAAACACATTCAACTTTCTTAATTCACCTTGTGTATAGCGAACGCCATTTTCTCTCATTTTTTTAGCATTTACTTTTAATTTATGCGCTAAATATTTATAATCTTTAATAAAATAATTTGGATCATATAAATTAACAACATGCATTCTAAAATTCGGGTCAGTCATTGGTAAGCGAATCACAGAACCATTTAATAGCAAATTAAAAAAGTCTCTATCGTTAGTTGGTAATGTTTTTGGTTGAAAAACAGCCTTAACGCATTCTATTTCATACGCTCGGTCTTCTATTTCTTGTTTTTTATCTTCTGCTTCTTGTTCTAGTGTTTTTTTCATTGAGTAAATTAGTTCAACTACATCACTTGATAATGCTGTCCCTGAAGGTAATGGTTTTACTAATGGACGATTATAAGCATAGGTTCTGCTAAATTTTGGGACACCATTTTTAACTAATCTTTTAATTATTGCGTCTGCTTTCATGCTTGTGCTTTTAGTTTTTTTACTTGTTCTAAATGAGTAACTTTTATCTAATTCAACTAACTTTTGATAGTTTATTTTTTCCAGTTCTTCTTTTGTATAAAATTCTTCTTTAGACGTGGAAGCCATATTTATTATAACAATATATAATAGCAATATATAATTCCTAAAATAATGCCCTTATATTTTCATTATTTTCTTTTACATCGCTAGCATAAACATATTTTACATAGCATCGCAAAGTCATTGCTACATCAACGAGAGAATTGTGTAAATTTTGAGGCAATGGTTCATTAGGAAATAACAAAGCATATAATTCACTTAATTTTGGCATTTTATTATAAACTTGATTTGTTTTACTTAATCTCTCTAATTTACAAAATTGTGTTGTATTTTTCATAGTACAAAACTCTGGTTTATGTATTTTTTCATTATTTATAAATTGCGTAAAATATTGTACAATATTATGTCTAAAACATTCCACAAAAATTAGGCGTTTATCAAATGAAATATTATGACCTACAACTATGTCGCACTTTTTTAAACATTCATTAAACTCTTTTAGTGCAGGCACAATATTTATACCTTGACTATTTAAAATCTCTCTACTAATATTATGAATGTTGTAACTTTCTTGCGTAATAATAACAGACTCATCAATCTTAATATAATTATTTTTAATTAATGAACTATTATTGGAAAGATCATACAAAATATAACTAAGTTGAATAATATATGGCCACTTTGATTTATCATAAATAGAAGCTTCTTTTTCCGGTAATCCGCTAGTTTCAGTATCAAATACTAATATTTTCATAATATTATTATTAGTAAATTATTGTTTTTAGTATTTGTTACTTTATTATTTTATTATTTAAAATAATGTCAATTTTTAAAAATTTAAAAATATTATAAAAATAAAATATTAATTTTGAGAGATTAAAGCACTTTAATTGTTTCATTGGCATCGCGATTCCATATTACATGCGAACCAATATATTTTCTTATTGGATTTTTACCATGCTCCACATAAATTACTTTATCTACGCTATCATAATCATCATACTTATAATACACTTCTAATTCAGCATAAGTATTGCCATTACTTAATGGACCATTTGAAACTTTTATACGCATCATAAATATATAATCACATACATATACATTATATACATTATTGCTATTGTCAACAAAACTAGATGTTGCCATTTTTAATAGTAATAATATATATTTATAAAAAAAATATAAAAACAAAAGTTTAATACTATATATTATATAGCACAATGCAAATTTTCGTAAAAACACTTACTGGAAAAACTATTACATTAGAAGTAGAGTCAACTGATTCTATTGACAACATTAAATCTAAAATTCAAGATAAAGAAGGTATTCCGCCTGACCAACAGCGTTTAATTTTTGCTGGAAAACAACTTGAAGATGGGCGAACATTAAGCGATTATAATATTCAAAAAGAGAGCACACTTCATCTTGTATTACGACTACGAGGGGGATTTTAAATTTAAATTTATGTTTATGTATAGTTTCTTGCGTTTTATATATTTTTAAATAAAAAATATATAATTTAGGATTTTTATAAATAAAATATTTATATAGTTATATGGAACCCCAAGTAAAATCTAATGATAAAGGTAAATTGACCGCAGGCAGTATAGTTTCCTTTAAATATAAGGATGAACAAACAACAGGCATTGTGTATGCTACTAATTCAACGCATGATGTATATATAGTGAAACACATTAGTAATGATCCTAAAAAACAAGGTATGATAGGTACAATTCAGTTAGTAGGCAAAGATATTATAGATACAAAGTCTCTCATAGAAAAAGAAACTTTACAAAATGATAGTGTTGTATATTATTTTTTACAAAAACTAAATAACTTAACATCAGCAATAAAGGCATCAAGAAGAATATCAAGTAAATCGCCATCAAGAAGAACATCAAGTAAATCGCCATCAAGAATGACACAAAGAATATTACCATCAAGAAAGACACCGGCTGAAATGATATCGGCAAGATATGCCGGTTATCGTAAAACAACACGCAATCGTCGTCGCAGTAAACATTAACAACAATTTTTATAAATAATTATTAATAATTTATAAAAAATTATTAATAACTAAATAAACTTTTATATCTAGTTTGCTCATTTAATTTTGTTCTAGCACTTAAAAATTTAAAATATTTATTTGCTAATTTATATTGAAGAGGTTTTTTATTTTGTAATACTTTTAGACGCACTCTCATAATCATTGCTACTTGCCATATTCTTTTATGCGTATATTTTTTATGTTTATATAAATTTTCTAAATGGGCAATAGTATTTTTAACATCCTCTAATGTTGTATATTTTATATGGATTGTATCTTTGGGGTTTTTATCAATATATACATCATAAGATAACTTGGGATTTGATGGATTGAAAAAAAATGTTTTTTGCGTTTTATTTTTTGTTTTTGTTTTTGTTTTTGTTTTTGTTTTAGTTTTCATATATATATTATTTAAAGTTAATATTATAAAAAACTATTATAGTATACACAAAAAAAAATTGATTATTATTTTAAAAATAATATAAAAAGTATAGACAAACATAACACAACATAACACAAGACAATAAGCAAAACTAAAACTATGAGCAAATCAATCGGCACAAAACCTTTGCCTAAATTGACAACACTATTGCCACCATTTTGTGGTTTTATGATTGATGATATTGTGACTTGTAATATATGTTTAGAAGACAATGATGGGGCTATTGAAGTAGATGGCTGTATTTCAGGAAGAATTAAGCGAAGACTTATTACATCATGTGGTCATATATTTCATAAAAAATGTTTACAACAATGGACTACTGCGTCTCTTAAAGGTTTATTATGTGGGCTAATTACTTGCCCTTGTTGTAGAGGACCTGTCTATATGGATGAGCAAAGTACTGAAGCAAAAAAAAAACTATTTGCAGCACTAGCGCAATGTGATTGTTGTATAAGACATATGAGAGACAAGCCAATATCTTATGAATATGACCCAGACTTAGATGCTAGAACTATGTCAAAAGCACAAGAAGAGGCTCTTAACACTCTTTCAGCTGAAGACTATAAAGATTGGTGCCAAACTAACTCATGGCGTCGAATGGATGAACGAGAATGGTGTGATTGTCATTGTAGGACAAGAATGCGTTCAATGGTTCGTCGCATTCCGCCTCCTATTCCACATGACTTGTTTAGTAAATAAATTAATCTCTCAAAATACTCAAAGTATTTTATTAAATTTTAATATAAGAAACTATATAAAATTTAATTAGCAATATTATTAGTATTAGTCAATACACAATGAATCAGTTAAATAAAGTTAGACTATGTCTTTTTTTAAATACTTGTTTGGTACTATTTATAGGATTTTATATAACAAATTTCGCAGGTGATTCTAAATATTTTCGTTTTGGACCAAGCGATGATTTTATATTTATAAGCGTTCAAATTAACACTACACAAAAATATTGTAGTTTATTAACCTTAATATTTGTAAATGATATAATTAGAGTTATCATTCAAGAGTTTGGAGATCCAGTCTTATATATGAATGTTTATAATCCAGATAAAAAAGAAATAATAGAATTTAGTAAAGCACAATTATATTTTTATGCAAATTCTATGTTTTTAATAAATAATATTAGATATATTTTTACAATATTAATTAGTGTAACACAAATAGATATTGCGTTATTTTCGGTGCTAGTAGAACAAGTAATTGTTATTATTACAATAAAGATGCTACTTGATGAAAAAAAATTTATAAATAAAAAATCATTGTTACACAAAGAAGTATCTATAGAAATAGATACATTAGATTCTAAAAATTAATAAAATTATTGTCATGCTAATAAAAAATTGAATTGTTTTTTTTTGTTAAGTGCTATTGTATACTACAACTATATACAAAGCAACACAAAACAAAACTACAAGCAACTATGACAGAATGCAAAGTCGGTTTGGATGCTCGTATTAATGCTTTGTATGATGCTGAGACTAACGCGCCCTTGATAAATGATGCAATCAATGTACTAGTAAATTCTATTCAAAAGAATATTGTTACACACAATCTTTCTAGGCATTTGAAGGCTATTATGAATAGTTGGATAAGAACACATTCATGGTATATTGATCATAAAACTAGAATGTCAAAGTTTGAGCATTGTCTTCGGAACGTAGTATCTAGGGAAATGAGACGTCATGTAATTGATCTTTTAAAAGTACGAGATAAAGAGTATGAATATGGAATTGGAAGGTATGTCAATGAAGATGATTTGGCTTTAGAAGTACTTCGTGTGTCTATGTCAGAATTTACTTGTAACTATTTTTGGGATATAAACGTAAAGTTGTCTATCGAAGCAGAACGCTATCAACAAAATAACGGAGAGAGCCTAATAGATAGAGACTTTGAACGTCCTTTTTCGTGGTTTAGCAAGCGAACTATGTCAACACATTATCGATTGCCTCATGTTGCTACGCATCTCAAGAATGTAATCCCATTAGAAGTATTGGCATTAGACTCAAAATGGGAGTGCTCTATTTGCTTGGAAGTTGATTCAGTCAATCATGTTAATTTGTTTACTTCTCATTGTGTTAGAACCGCTTGTAAGCATATATTCCATATGGCATGTTTGGATAATTGTAAGCGTGTATACTTAGAGCAAAAGGAAAATCATAACAAGATGTGTGTTCCATGTCCTTTGTGTCGTGCTCCTATTTATTAGAGACTTATGTGTATTATCTTGTATTGTCTTATAAAAATAATTTTTTATTTTTTTATAAAAAAAACACTTGTTATGCTTTATTAAAATTGAATTACTTTTTTATTTAGTTAACTAGAGGTCTCGGCAAAGCAAAGCAAAGCGACTAAAAGTAATTAACGCTATGAATAGTAACAATATTGCCAAGATTCGGGGCTTGTTTGGCACTCTTATTATTGACGATGTGCTGTTTCGAACTATGATAAATATGAAACTCGATAAAGTAGTGGCCACTATTCAAAACAAGTTTGATGTAAAAAAACTTCCTAGGGAATTGGAGGCCATCATGAATTGTTGGATAAGAACCGATGCATGGTATGTTGAGCACGGAGTGTCAAAGTTTGAGGCTTGTTTGGAGGAAGTCGTGGACGATGAAATGACTAGACTGTTGATTGACTTTTTAGTAGGAAGGATAAATGCTATGCAAGACGGAGAGAGTCTCAATGAAAGCGACTTGTGTGATGCTCTGAAACACGTGTCAAATGTTTTGTCTACTATGGAGTGGGAAACAGAAACTAGGTTTACATACTATGCTATGTGCTGGGCACAAGATTTTAGAGACCGCATTCTGAGTTGTGACTATGACCATGATTTTTCATGGGTTAGCAAAGAAACCGGAGAGACACATTATAGCTTGCCCCATGTTTCTAAGTGCGTTAATAATGTAGATTTAGAGCCGTTGTTTGATAGCTTTGAGGAGGCAACCGAATAAAGTTGCTCTATGTTATTGTTAGAGGTTCAAGGTAAGTATTGTGTATGTTGTAAAAAAAATATTTTTTTTATAAAAATATGTTTATTGTTTTACTAACTTTTTAATAATTCACTATTTCATTAAATGTTATTTTTGACTTTATAAAAACATCAGCACGACATAATGGGCAACTAATTTTAGGTTGTTTTGTATTTTTTTTTACAGCCTCATCAAACATTGGATATAAGCATTTTGTATGAAAGCTATGTTTGCACAAAGTTGTAATACTATTAGTAATGTCCATTGTGTCTAAACAAATAGAGCAATCATTTTCACAAGCATCACATAATAGTTCTGCTTTTTTTGCTTCTACTTTTTCTGCTTCTTTTATTACTTGTGCTTCTTTAAGACTACAAATAACAGCATATATTTTATTTTTTATGTCAAAATAATCATCTTTGCTACTTAGTAAATCCAATGCTTTATCATATAAATAATGACCAAATAGCACAATCCAGTTATCTTTTTTAAATTCATCAATAAGCAATTGAAGTCCAGTTAAATCATTATGAGCAGACGCTTTAAAAGTTACATAATGAAAAATTTTTAAGCGATTATCAGCTATGTATTCATAAAGTTCGCATTGTTGGGCATGTGGTACTATTAACCCTTTATAACCGCCATCTTTATCTAAAAATAATGTATTAATAAACAATAAAATCGCATAATTAGTCTTTAATTTAAAATCATCTTCGCAATAATAATGTGCACTAGTTAATGTTTTATAAAACTTCTCAATATTTTGACTATTAAAAATTTCGCTTAACAAATAATTAGTAATAACACATGTCATTGTTATTTTTTCTTATGTCGTAACTTATAAGATTTCTTTTTTTTTATATTTAAAAAAGAAATCAATTTTTTTATACTAAATATTAATGATTTTTATGGCGTCTGGTTTTTTTATAATTTCTTCCTTGTCCAAGATTTAACACTTTATTAACCTTAATTGAGTTTGGGTTGCTTTGTGTTACTCGTCTTACTCGTATTGCTACAATAGGATCTGGAGATTTAGATTTATGTGGAGATTTAAATTTATATGGAGATTCAGATTTATGTGGAGATTTAGATTTATGTGGAGATTTAAATTTATATTGAGATGGAGGTGGAACTGGAACTAATTCTCTAACTAGTTCTGATGATGGGGCTAGTTCTGATGATGGGGCTAGTTCTGATGATGGAGCTAGTTCTGATGATGGAGCTAGTTCTGATGATTGAAGTCGAGTTGGACTTGGAAGTCGAATTGGAGATGAAATAGGTGGTATATCTATAGTACTACTAGGTCCTAATTTTAGCACTTCTAAGTCTCGAATAAATTCTTCTATTAACCTATCTTTTTTTGCTAGTCTTAATATTTTTTCTATTCTGCTAGGTTTAAGAACTTTATCAGTATTTACAATAGATGGAATAACTGCTCTTAAAACAAAATACTCACTTCTTATAAAATTTAAAAAATCTTCTAAAGCAGGATGTAAAATATTAGTAATTTGTTCATTATTGTTTAAATTGCTATTCTTTGGTTTATTTCTCTCAATATTTAATAAATCTATAAATTTTTGAATATAATTTGGGTTAGAATAGTATAATATTTTACTAAATACCTTTTCACCAAAAATTATTTTAAATTTATCAACAACTTGCTCATAACTTTCTTTGCCTCTACCTTTAATTTGTTTTATGTTTATTTGTGTTTTTCTTTTTCTTTTTATATCTTTTTTTTTTGTTACTTTACGCATACTATATATTAAATATAGATTTAATAAATATAAAAAAAAATTGATTTTAAAATTTAATATTTAACAACTAAATTATTATATTATGACTACTATGTTTTCAAAGAAAATGCTCTACATTCCGGATTATGTTGTTTATCAAGACATTCCTACTATTATTAAGTATTTTGAAGATTTTAATATTGCCAAAATTAAAAATGTCCAAGTTTTTAAACATCTTGAACCAGAATATTATGTTGAAGACAAATATAATTATTGTTATGCTTTAATTGAGGTAGAATTTTATTACAATAATCAAGGTTCGCAGAATTTTTACAATGCTATTAAAAATAACAAATGCGTAATGGTATATGATGACCCATTATATTGGGAAGTTCAATTTAGTCCCTTTAAAGAACATGCTGTGCCATTAGTAAGCACTATTAATACATCAACATCAACTAGTTCTAATAGTATTTGTGATTGTTTAACGCATAATCTAAATGATGTGTGTGACATTTTTGAAGAAGAGGAGGATTATTATAGTTCTGAAGAAGATGACCAAGAAGAAGATGACCCAAAAGACCCTGATTATGAAGATGAAGAAGAAGAAGATGAAGAATCAGATGACGATTATAATTATGAAACATATAAAAAAAATTATGCTAGTTTTAAGAGTAAGCAAAAAGCAAAGAAGCAAAAGTTATCAAATGAACTAAGTGAAATACAAAAGACAATTGAACTTATTAAAAATAAGCAAGAAAAAATGCGCCAACTATTAATTCATAATAAGAAGTTAAAGTCAAAAACAAAGGAGCATAAAGCAAATTGGTCAAGGCGTCTTCGAGTTAGCATTTAATCTTTATAAAATTCATCATCATTAATAGTTGCTTCTTTACAACAACCATAAGTTGCACGATGCCATTTACTAATCCCATATTTTTTTATTCCTTCCAAATGTTTAGATGTTCCATAACCCTTATTTGTTAATAAGCCATAATAAATATTTAGTTTAGGAAAGTTAACACACATTTCTTTAATATATTTATCTCGCTCTACTTTAGCCAATATGGACGCGGCAGCAATTGAGCAAAATTTATTATCTCCACCTTCAATCAAAATATGATTAATTTGTTTAATAATGTTTGTAGTGTCACAATAATAAGTATATGGTTTAAAATCATTGCCATCTACTAATAAGTAATAATGCTCATTAATAGTTGAATTGCTAATACTATTAGTTTGCTTAATTAGCTCACTTATTGCTTTATGCATAGCACATAAAGTAGCTTGTCTAATATTTATAGAATCAATTGTTTTTTCATCTTCATATGACACACTCCAAGCTAAGGCATTAGTTTTAATATAATCAGCAACCTCATTTATTTTTTTTTCAGAAGTAAACTTTTTGCTGTCTTTTAACAATTCATATTTAAATTCTTCATTATTAGGTAAAATAACAGCAGCACTATAAACTCTACCAAACATAGGACCTCTTCCAGCTTCATCAATTCCAATTTCCATAATATTTAAATTTGAATTATTATATTTCTTTTCAAGACAATTTACGGATTTAATAATTTTAGACATTTAAAGTTATAATGAAAATTTTTATTATATATTTAATATAATATAATATGAATCTCAATTTTAAAAAAAATAATTTGTTAATAATTTTACTATTAATATTTGTAATATTATCATGTATTATCTTTGTAAATATGTCAAATGTAAAAGAATCTTTTGGTAATATTAATAGTAACAATAGAAGATATTTTTTAGATAGTGCTATTGATTCTAGTTATAATTATTATACATTAGATACTCGCAGATTTAAATATAAATTAGCAACTTTACCAAGTGGATTAATATTAGAAAGTTCAAATAATGTAACTTTACAAAATAGAAATTTGAATAATTTTAGAACGCAAAATATAATGTTAAGTTATTACAATAATGAAACTGATGTATCATTACTAAATATTAGAGCAAATACAACTATTATGTTAGATATAAGTACTATTTCAACTACAGATCTTTCAAATAGTAAAACTATAAATATGGTATTTATAGAAAATTCAGGAAATTTTTATGATTTAAGTAATGAAAAACTATCAAAATTTAGTATGAAAATAAATGGAGAAAATGTTATTGTGAATGGTCAAATATTTCAACTACCAACTCCACCAACACCAACTACTGAAACATCTGCTAATATTTTAAATAATCCACAAGCCAATAATTTTTATAATGACTTTAATTTATATTTATTAAGACAAGGTGCTTTTGGTTCTAACTATATTCCTCCAATATATAATAATTTTGAAACAGCAATGAATTTACCTTCCAATCCAATAGTAAATCCTGTTAATACTATGAATCCATTAGATTATGCTAATACATTATTTGGTCCAAACGTATCACCAACTATGATATCAAATATGTGCTTAAACCAAAATGTTGCTAAAGTTGATGATAATAATACAATTATTAGAGAAGTAAGTAATAATTTAGTGTCAAACTCTAGAAATACTAATAATACTAATAATACTAATAATACTAATAATACTAATAATACTAATAATACTAATAGTTCTAATACTAATAATTTTAATACTAATAGTTCTAATACTAATAGTTCTAATACTAATAGTTCTAATTCTAATAGTTCTAATACTAATAGTTCTAATACTAATAATTTTAATAGAAATCAAAACTTTATGAGAGAAAGTTATCCACCATATCAATCACCATTATTACTTGATTCTAGTCAAGAAAATAAAGACTCTGAATTTATACCAAGACCTGTATTAACAGATTTTAGTTCATTTGGTATGTAAAGTTACAAAATTTTTTAAATAAATTATTAATATATTGGTATTATAAGTCAATATATTAATATATTTTTGTATATACTTGTGTCTCAAATATTATGAATCTATATAATAATAGTTTTATCATAATATTTTCATGTAAGTATTATTTTTTTGGATTTATTAAATTATTTAATTTCCAAGTATAGGTTCACCTCATCCTCCTCTTTGTTTTCTATGTTTATTTCTTCGTGTAAGTTTTTTTACTAAAGCTAATAACCTTTTTTTTGATAACTTAGCAAAATTTTTAATGCGTGAAAATCTTTTTGAATGAGTATGTTTCATTTATATAATATTATATAATATTATATAAAAAATATTATATTAGTTTTATTTATGTTTTAAACATCGCTTATCTATATTAAATGTTTTACATTTTTCTTCTTGTGGAACAATCTTTATTATACATTTTGATTTTTTACCATACATAGGTGTTGTACAACCTTTTTCCTTAGTTTTTAATTCTTTATTCTTTTTTGTATAATTAAATAATTTGGGTTTATCAATAGTACATCTAGATCTAAAATGTTCATAATTGTCACGCACTTCACAATATGTTAAACCAGAATTTTTTCCTAGCAATTTGTTAATTTGTTCATGTAAATTAAAAATATAACGCGAAAAATTATTTCTATTTTCAAATATTTTATCAGTTAGTGGAAATTTCTTAAAATTTTTTGTAAGATTCATACGACAATATTTACAAGGCAATGTATATTGAAAATTTAATAATAATTGTTTATATTTTTGTTTTTGTATTTTTGTAGGATTAATTGGATAATTAAAACTCATTACATGTAAATAATGCCACAAACTAGGTCCCCATACACTTGTTAACATTCCATCCCCACTTTTATAATCTTTACTATTGTATATTGATTTGCTAGTATTATTTTTTTTAGATTTTTTCATAGATTTTTTTATAACACTATTTTTTTTATATGTTTTTGCCATAATATTACTAATAATTAATAATAAAATAATTATTAAAAATAATATATTAAATACTTATTAAAAATAATATGTTAAATACTTATTAAATTATTTATTAAACATATATAAAACATATGCTAACTCACAAATTTAATAATTATTTAGAAAATTCAAAAAATGCTTTAACAGGAATTATTGAAGATAAAAAAACACTTTTGCTAATTATAATACTAGCTATAATAATTTCAGGTGTATTTTATTTTGTATATAATAATTATATTAAAAATAGTATTATAAAAAATCATTCATTAAATAAAGAGTTTATTTCAAGAGACAAAAACACTAGCAATGATGTATTAATAATGTTTTTTTATACAGAATGGTGTCCCTATTGTAAACAAGCATTACCAGAAATTAAAAAATTTGAAAATCATATTGCTAGTCAAAATGCTAAAAATGATTATGTAATTACACTAACAAAAATAGATTGTGATAAAAAGTCGACTATTGCGGATAAATATAAAGTAGAAGGTTATCCTACTATTAAATTAATTTATAAAAATGAAGTTTATAATTATGATGCTAAACCTAATAACGCTAATTTGATAAAATTTTTAGAAACATCTATTGCTTAATTACAATATATATTTAGTATATTATTAATAATCAATATTTGTTTCAACAACGTTTGCTTCAATAATATATCTAACATGTTCATCTTCATTTTTTTCTTCATCTTCATACTCCTCTTGATGTTTATCTTTATAAAGTTCATCCTTAGTATCTTTAGTATCTTTAGTATCTTTAGTATCTTTAGTATCTTCAGTATCTTTAGTATCTTCAGTATCTTTAGTATCTTTAGTATCTTTATGTTCATTTAAAGACATTAGCATGTTAACAAATTGTTCTGCTTGTTTTTCACCCAGTTTTATTAAATAATCGCGCTCAGTTTCTGTTTTAAATACGTATGTCCAATATTTCAAATCTACTAATTGTTCAGTTAAGCACACATTTATACTATTTTTAATTGTAATAAGATTTTCATTTTCAATTATAGAAAGTTTATTAAACAATGTTTTTATAATATAAATTAAATATTCAAAAAAATTAGCATCTTGATTTAATTGATAATTACTAGAATCATAATCATAATTATAATTATAATTGTTTTCCTTGTAAAAATTATTACATAAATCAATAGGCTCTCTTTTATCATTTATAAAGCATAGTATTTCATCATAACAACATTTTTTTTCAAATATACATTCATTTATTGGACAATTTATAAAAATACCGCCATCTAAATAATAACAATTATTAATATATAATGGAACAAACATTACAGGAACACTTGATGACATATATAACGCATCTATTAATTCCAAATTTGGTGTATTGTTATGATTAAGTTTTTCTTTTTTAAAACTACTTAAATTACAAGTGTACATATTAAATTCGATAGAAGTTAAATTATAGAATTCTAATAATGTAATAGTCAATGGTATTTCTTTAGCAAGAAATAAAGGTTTTAAAGCATTAATAATAATTTTTTTATTAATAATTCCTTTATCGTAAAAAATGTTTAAATATGCACCATAAGAAAAATTTATTAACTTTTCCCATGGTCTTTTAATAAAAAAATCATCTATCCATGTCCAATCAAAATTTAATATATATATAAATGCTATAATACTTCCAATAGATGTGGTATAAATTGATTGTATATTGGCAAGATTTATAATGTTATTAGCAGTTAAATATTTTAATGCTCCATATTCTACTAATCCTATTGGACCACCACCGCTTAAAACCAAATGTTTAATTATTTTCATTAAATTAATAATTAATGAAAATAAACTTTTATATTTTTATATTTTTATATTTTAAAAATATAAAAATATGTCATCAGATTTTTTTTATAATTTTTCAAATAAAATAGATAATGAAGATGAATCTTTAAAATTAAATTTAGATGAATTATATAATAAAAAGCAACAACAAGATTTAAATGTTTTAAATAATTATAATAAAATCTTACAAAGAATACATAATAAAATTAAATTTGTTTCAAAAAATGTAGTTAACGATAACTGCTGTTGGTATTTAATGCCTGAAATGGTAATAGGTGTACCTAAATATGATTACAAAGATTGTACAGCATACACAATAGATAAATTGCGAGCAAATGGATTTATTGTAAGATATACGCATCCCAATTTATTATTTATAAGTTGGAAACACTGGGTTCCAACATATGTGCGTAATGAAATAAAAAGGAAAACAGGTAATGTTGTTGATGAATATGGTAATATTATTAATAATGATGACAAAAATACTAATAATACTTCTGCTATGGAAAATAAAGATGCTAATGATAACTTATTATTTTCTAATAATAAGCAAGTTAAAAATATAAATACTTCATCAAGTAAGGACTATAAAGATATTAAATCATATAAACCATCTGGAAATTTAATATATAATAATAGTTTATTGGAAAAATTACAAATTAATTAAAAAATCTCTCTAACTGTTTTAATATTTTATTATTTTAATATTTTATTATTTTAATATTTTAATATTTTATTATTTTAATATTTTAATTTATATTTTTTACGCAAAGTCTTTAATTTTTTTAACCTTTTTTTGCTTGTTAAATTTTTCTTAAATTTATTTCCCATTCCAAGTGGTTGAATATAACCTACTCCATTTTCATCTTGACTCAAATGTAGCCAGTTAGTCATTGTCCCATCTTGATAAATAACTCTTACAGATAAATGGGGAGGATTTGGATATGTGACATGTACAGATCCTCTTACTTCGAAAGTTACATTATCCTCTAAATAATTATCAAAATACCACCTTGCTATCCATTCAGTATTATCATTATATATTGAATTTTTAAATCTTGTAAGAATAATATTATAATGTCTTACTACATTTATTGTTTGCATTATATTATTATATAATATACTATAATATAATAATGTAATAATGTAATAATGTAATAATGTAATAATGTAATAATGTAATAATGTAATAATGTAATAATGTAATAATGTAATAATGTAATAATGTAATAATTTTTTGAAATTAGTTTTTATAGTTTTTATAGTTTTTATAGTTTTTATAGTTTTTATAGTTTTTTATAGTTTTTTTAGTTTTTTTATAATATTTTTTATAATGTTTTTTTCTTGTTTTACCACCTACTAGATCTGCTTCATTTGTTTCATTTGTTTCATTTTCTTTATATGTATTATTAGTAATCATATTATCAAATTGATCACCATATTTTCGTAATATTGACTCTCTAATTTTAGTTATAATATTATTTAATGATTCAAATACATTACTATGTAAATTTAATAATATAGTTTTTGTTTGATTTGTTAGTTTTACTATATTTTCATATGTTAAATTTGGATTAATATTTTCTATTTCATTAGTTCTAGGATTAAATTTTATTAATTTTTTTATTATTGAATCGTATAAAGTATTTCTAGTTTTAAAGTAATTAGTTATCATTGTTTGTAAAATACCTTTTACACTACTTAAAATACTCAAAATTGTTAAATCAAAATTTTTAATAATAGAGTAATTTTTGATAAATTCAAGATTTTTTTGTGAAAAATATTGTTTTGTTTCTTTTGATGTTATAGTATCATCCAGTGTGTATTTTTCATCTATTTCTCTCAAATAATACGTAGCATCATTTTCTAAAGTATCAGATGTTTTTAATTTTAAAAATTTAAAATTATTATTATTAAATATTATTGAATTTTTTAAACTAGAACCTGGTTCATATAAATCTTTAGAATATATATATTCTAATATATCTGGTATTTTGGTAATAAATGTTTCATTACTTAGTATATCCAATTTATTATTTAAATTAGATGCGGTAAAATTTTTAGCTGTTAATTCATTTTCAAATAATATTACAAATATTGAATAAAAAACATTATTTGATGTCTGTAGTTTTGTTACTCTTTGATATTCAGTTGCTGGAGGAATCTCAATTTGTTGATTTTCATTTTTTCTAGAAAAAGGATTAAGAAAATCAAAAAATCCACCCCCAGTTAATTGATTATTTAATTGTGTATTAGCTTGTGTATTAGCTTGTGTAGTATTAAATGTATCACCCGTTGGAGGATTAATAAATGGATTTTCTTGTGTATTAATTGTGGTAGCACCAAATGGATTTTCTTGTGTATTACTTGTAGTATCTGTATCATTACTAAATGGATTTTCTTGTGTATTAGTTGTTGCATTGTCAAATGTATTGTCTGTTGGAGGAGGACCAAATGTATTGTCTGTTGGAGGAAGACCAAATGTATTGTCTGTTGTTATAACTTTAGCTTCTTGTGTATCACCAAATTCATTTGTGGGATTAATAACTTCATCTTCTTGAAATAAATTACCTGAACTAGTTGTTTTATTTTTAATTAATGAATCATAATTATTAAATGTTTGAAAAATACTTTTAATAATAATATAAATTTTAATAAAACTTAATGAAATAATTTTACATAATATTCTTTTTTTATTTAATAGTTTAGTGTCTTCGCTGCTTCGTGCTAAATTTTTTGATTGTAATATTTTATTTAAATCTTTTATATCAAAAAAATATAACACTTTATTTTTATAGTTAATACTAGATTTTTCTTTACCTTCACTATATATAGGTATATCAAATGGAATTTTAACTCTATTTATATAATTTTCAAAAATTTCACTAGTTAATATATATAAACTTTCGCACTCATCACATTTACTTTTATTATCATTTCTTCCAGTAATTTTATAATCTTCAAAATCTGAAACAAAATTTAATAGTAAATTTGAATTATTTAAATAATATGTAAATTTTTTATTTATAAATAAATCTAAATCTTCATCTGTTTTTGTTGAATTAGAAAAAATATTTCTAAAAAAATTCATATTACTAATATATACTAATATATTATTATTAATATTATTATTAAAATATTAATAATATAATAATATTTTAAATTGAAATAAATAGGTTTAAAAATAAATTATTTAATAATAGTGAGAATTAAATGTTAGAATCATCACAATGTAATTATGAAAACTTTATTAATAGAAACCAAAAGTTTAATAAGCAAGAAACAAGAAAAAATAAATTAAAAGAAAATAATAATAAAAAAATATGGAATATTTTTGATGAAGAATGTAACTCTAATGTAAATATAGAATGTGTATATATTAAAGAAGAAGATGCCCTTCTAAATGATAATTTATGTGTCAATTGTAATGAAAGTTTATTTGTAGGAGAAGATGGATTTTTAACATGTTCTAATAATAAATGTGGTCTTATTTATAAAGATAATTTGGATCAAAGTGCAGAATGGCGATTTTATGGTGCTGATGATAATAGTCATAGTGACCCAACCAGATGTGGAATGCCTATTAATCCATTATTAAAAGAATCTTCTTATAGTTGTAAAGTTTTATGTCCTGGTAAATCAAGTTATGAAATGCATAAAATTCGTAGATATACAGATTGGCAAGCAATGCCATATAAAGAAAAGTCACGCTATGATGAATTTCAATTAATAGTTAATATTTCACAAAATTCAGGAATTCCTAAAATTATTATAGATGAAGCGATGAGACTACATAAGAAAATTTCAGAAACAAAAACATATAGAGGATTAAATCGTGATGGAATTATTGCGGCTTCAATATATATTGCTTGTAGAATTAATAATTATCCTCGAACTGCAAAAGAAATAGCAAATATATTTAATTTAGACAATGCTAGTGCAACAAAAGGTTGTAAAAATGCTTTATCTATTATTAACGAAATTGAGCACAATAATAATATAAATGAAGATATTACATCATTAAGTAAAACAACTCCATCATCATTTATTGAACGTTTTTGTAGTAAATTAAATATTAATAATGAATTAACAAATGTGTGTAAATTTGTAGCATTTAAAATTGAACAATTAGGATTAATTCCTGAAAATACACCTCATTCTATTGCTGGCGGTATTATATATTTTGTATCGCAAGTATGTAATTTAAATATTACAAAAAATTCAATAAATAATGTTAGTAAAATTAGTGAAGTAACAATCAATAAATGTTATAAAAAATTAGAAGCATACAAAACAACTTTAATACCAGAAACTATTTTACTTAAATACAATTAATATGTGAGTACTTTAGTAGTTTAATATTCAATAAATTATATTTAAAAAATTATAATATATATTATATATTATAATTTTTTAAATGGAAACTATACCTAAAATTATTTTTATTGTTCCTTATAGAGATCGTGTTGTTGAAAAAATACATTTTTCTGTTTATATGAAATATATTATGGAAGATTATGATAAAAATGATTATGAAATATATTATAGTCATCAAATGGATTCAAGACCATTTAATAGAGGTGCTACTAAAAATATAGGTTTTTTGGTTATGAAAAAAAAATATCCAAATGACTATAAAAATATAACTTTTGTATTTAATGATATAGATTCGGTTCCTATAAAGAAAAATATGTTTAATTATATTACTACAAGTGGTGTTGTTAAACATTTTTATGGATTTACTTTTACATTGGGTGGAATTTTTTCAATAGTTGGTAGTGATTTTGAAAAATGTAATGGATTTCCTAATAATTGGGGTTGGGGCATGGAAGATAATGCTATGAACGATCGTGTTTTATTAAATGAATTTATTATTAATAGAGAACAATTTTACCCACGAAATTCAAAAGCTGTTCTTCATTTATATGAAAGTGCTGAAAGACTAATTAATAATAAAGAACCTGAGAATTATTTAAAAAAAAATTTAAACGATAATTTAAATAGTTTACATGAAATAAATTATACTATTGTTCCAAATAACGAGCATAGTACAGAAAATAATGTGTTAACACATGACAACACTATAAAAAATATTATTAAAGTAAGTACTATTGAACAAAAAGAATATATGATAAATATTTCCAACTTTAGAACATTTGTAAATCCGGCAAATGAAATTTTTTATACACAAAATACATTTTATGATACAACACTGAAACCAAATGTTTATGAAAATACATTACATAGAAAAAGATGGGGACTACAAAATAATTTTTTATAAAATAAATAA